GCAATCGCTAAAGAAAGGGATCGGCTCTTGCTTGGCGAACTCCGCAGAATTCTTTTTGAACTGAGCTTTGTCCTTGTCCATTTGATCTTGGACTTCTTGTGAGCGAGTGGCGGGGTAAGGCTTGTTTGCTTTCATGTGAGTAGTTTACTTTGTTTTCCTGAGTAGTGCAAGCTTTCTTTGCTATTATTTTGAATTATTTACTTATCCAACCGAACTTAAAAAAGTCAAAGTGACCATTGTCATCGCCATACTTAAGATATTCCTTGACGATCTCTGAACCATACTTGTCTTCAATGTCTTTATATATACTGCCAGCAAAAACCTCGTCCATGATCTGGAAGAATAAACTCTTGTTCATACCTCCACCATCTTCGTTGGCGTAGTTAAAAGATTGCGTCTCTTCTTGTTTCTTCATGGGCATAGTATACAGTAAGCAGCTCACAATTAAAAGCTTTTCTTTGTATTATTTCCAAGTTGTCATACACCCCATACCATCTGCTGAGATAATTCACTTTTTACTTGACTCTGTTTGGCGCGGGGGGTGGTGTTTTCTATAAACAAATGGATTTTTGTTTAAAAAAGGCAGGGTTTAAAGTTGAAAAAATAAAGCCATACCTCATAAAATAGGGTATGTGCGTAGTTTGCAGAGAAAAAAAGCCTACAAAAAAATTTGAGGTAGAATTTGAGGTTGAAGGTTTATTGTTTAAACAGGAGATAAAAATAAATAAAAGAATATGCTCTGATTGTTTTATACCAGAGAGTTTGGTTGGTAATGTTGAAAGCCATCAAATTAATGTAGGTCTTGAGTTATATGCTAAAAGATGGGCTGATCAATGGTGGGAAGAAAGTGATTTTAATAGGGGCGACCTTATGTCAAAACTTGATATTTTTAATGAGTTGAAAGAGTTGGGCTTGATTAATTCTACTCAAGAAAATGATAGGTCGAAAGCTAGGGCTGGCAGAGATTGGGTAAGAACAAGACTTTCTGAAGATTGGGGATTTCGTTTATCGGTTCCTAAACCCAAGTGTTTACATAAAAATCATGTTCAAAGATTTATAACGAGAGAGGCTTTTAATTTTTTAATTAAACTAAAATTTAAAGGTAATGGTAGGATGTATAAGAATTACTATGGAAGTAGTAAACATCAGTTCACACAAGAGAAGTTATTAGAATTGTATCATGATGGTTGGGTATTATTTGATAAAGATTTGAATCCTAAGTTTGGGGAAGATTCGGTTCAGAGGCTTTGCATCCGTTGTGGTATACCCAAAAAACACAAGGATTTTTACCAAACGACGAGTTGTCATGCAACAAAAAATGGAGATATAAAGCCAATACGGGTTTGGGAATGCCTATGTTGCTCTAGGGAAAGGGGAAGAAAATATTACGCTGAGAACAGAGAAGATATTTTGAAGAAGGCTAATTCAGAGGAGGCGAAAAAGAAGAGAAGGGAGTACGAAAAAAAACCAGAAGTGAGGGCTAAAGCATCAGTCAGTAAGGGATTTAAGAAATTTCATATAAAAGTGACTAAAGGTTCCCAATCTTTATATAAAAATAAACATGTTGAGTTGAGTGCTAGAGACTATAGGAAACTAATGATGGATTTATGGGAACCGTGGATGAATTGGGATAATTATGGAGCGGGTAAGAATTTTGATCATATTGGTTGTTGGCATGTTGATCACATTATACCTAAGTGCAGGTGGAGTGAATTGCAGTATATTAATCCATTTTTTGATGTGATGAGTTCTAGAGATCAGGCCATAGGACCGAATCACTGGAGTAATATACGACCATTGTGTTCGAAAAAGAATATGAGCAGGTCATATATTGAAATAGACTTCCAAGAGATTTCTGATCATTACAACAAGTTGAAAGATCTTTATCCTGATAGGGGTGTCGGTGAAATTAATTTGAGTACAATAGGGGCCATAGAGGCAAAAAAAGAAGAAACATTTGAGCAAAGCTTTCTAAATGTGTAATATACATTACCAATGGCAAAAGATAATAGCTTATTGTTGGGTCATATAGAATTAACTCCTAAGCAGAAGGAGTTTTATGACGTTATGACGGATGATAAAACACGGATTGTGTTTTTGGGTGGTCCAGCGGGGACAGCTAAGACATTCCTTTCTGTTTATTCTGCATTAGATTTATACAATAATGATAAAAACTTAAAAATATTGTATTTACGCAGTGTGGTGGAGAGTGCGGATAGGGGGATAGGCTTCTTGAAGGGAGATATGGATGATAAGTTTGGGCCATATATGGCACCCCTTTTAGATAAGATTGATGAGTTATTGAATAAGCCAGAGAAAGACCAATTAAAAAATAAAAAGGTACTAGAAGCGGAACCGATAAACTTTTTGCGCGGATGTACTTGGAGAGATAAGGTGGTTATTGTGGATGAGGCTCAGAATATGAGTGTGAGAGAATTGACTACTGTGCTTACAAGGATAGGTCGTGGAAGTAAGTTATTTATATGTGGGGATAGTTTACAGAGTGATATTAGGAATAGTGGGTTCGATAGGCTTAAGTCTTTGTTTGAGGATGAGACTAGTTCCAAAAAAGGGGTATGTAGTGTATCTTTTGGGAAAGAAGATGTGATAAGAGATAAAATTATCAGTTATCTTGTAGAAAAAATTGAATTATTAACCCCGAAACAATAAAATTTCTATATGAATAAAGTATTTTGTTCTTCCTGCGGTCACAAGAATGTGTACGAGGTGACTAAACCGAAGTTTTGTGCTGATTGCGGCGCACCTATAGGCTCACCTTCTATTGCTTCGACTAAGAAAGTGGTGGCAGAGATTGATTATGAGGAGGAACAACCTCGTGAGTTTGATCTTAGTAGATTAAAAAATGATATTGTTGCCGAAGTTGGGGATAACCAAGGAACTACTCTAACTGATTTGTGGAAATCTGCTACTCCAGATTCTGCCAATCGTTTTGATCGCCCAACACCTAATCTACCAGATGGCGAAGCGATGATCAAACAGAGTCAGGCTGATTGTTCTTCCTCAAGAGGTCAAGATATCGATGGATAAAGGTTACGAAGACCTTATCCCAGAAATAGAATCACTTTTAAATAGATATAGAGCTAAATGGCAGCTTAATTCTATAGCATGGTTGGATTACGATGACGTATGTCAAATAATCCGAATCCATTTACATAAAAAGTGGCATCTGTGGGATCAGAAGAGGGCTTTCAAGCCTTGGGCGTCTATGTTGATAAATAATCAAATTAAAAACTTGATTAGGAATCATTATGGGAACTTTGCTAAACCATGTCTTCGTTGTTCTTTCTACTTAGGTGGAGATGAATGTGGGTTTACCAAAAGCAAAGAGCAAGATGATGAGTGCGGTGATTTCGCTAAGTGGAGGACTAAGAAACAATCAGCCTTTAATTTAAAAATGCCTGTTTCCCTTGATTCTCTTATTTCGGTTCAAGATAGGATGAAAGACGATGAATTGAACTACGAAGAGAAAGCTTTAAAGATTCATAATTTGATTATGACTGAATTAGGGGATAAGCATAAGGAAATATATAGGTTACTATACATTGAGCATTGGGATGAAGAGAAAGTCGCCAAGAAGTTTAGTTTTAAGAAAGACACTAGTAAGAGAAAGACCCCTAGGTACAAACAAATAAACAACTTAAAAAAGAAATTCTATATGATTGCGTTGAAAGTGGTAAAACAGGAGGATTTATGATATACGATTTAACAGAGAAGCAGAAAGAGCAGATTTTAAAACTGTTTAAAAAGAACCCTGACTTAATGTATATAACCCGAAAGATATTTAATGATGAGAATATCGATGGTCGGTCTAAACAAGGAAGAGCGGTTAGAAAGTTCTTAGCTGAACAAGACAAAAGAGCAAATACTTCATTAGCCCCAAAGGTAGAGCAGGTACATCTCAACAAAGAGCAGAAAGAGTTCCTAATGACGGATAATGTTGAGGTTGGTATGAATGCACTAGAAATAGCCCGACTCACATTCAAAGACAGGGACATCATTCCTCTTAGCATGAAACATCGAGTCATCGTTGATTTCCTTAAGACCTATCGGCCAGAAATCGTTGATGATAATGAAATTGTAACAAAAGAGAAGTGGGTGGCTCCAAAGTCAATTAGTAGGGCTATAAGTAAGGTAAATAACTTCTGTTCAACCCAATTAGAAGAATTATCTCTCCAGACAAAACAAAAGAAATTAATGGAGCAATTAATCATCTACTTGCGTAGTCCAAGATTTAATCACTTCATAAATCAATATACAACTCTAGCTGATCGCGACTTATTTGAAAGTGAGTTCGTCAGGGCGATTTGGGACAAGCCTGACCTAACTAATGACGAATTGAACTTGTATGTGACCGTGTGTACCAACTACGTGCGCCAAAAACACATCCAGCAGCGCATTGACAAGCTTAATGCACTACTTGACGACCAAGACAATGAAAGAGACATCACAATGCGTCTGACGGAGATTATCAAGGCCACTAGTGATGAACTTAACCAGTGTGAAAAACGAATTGAATCATTGACGAAGGATCTTAATGGATCTAGAACTGCTCGACTAAAAGCCAAAGGAGAAGAAAATGGATCTATCTTTGCTTTGGTCGAAGCATTCCAAGAACGAGAAGAAAGAGACCGTATGATCATGATGGCTGAACTTCAAAACAAATTAATTGAAGAAGAAGCTGACAGATTGGAGAGTATGGACGATTATAAAGCAAGGATCTTGGGAATATCCAAAAAAGAATTATTATGAGTGACTTTGTTTGTAAAGAATGTGGTAAGGCTTACGACAGCCGAAGGGGTTTCCATGCCCACCTAAAAGCACATAGCGTTTCCATAGGAGAGTACTATGTGGAAAATTATGCTAAAAGGGATTTATTTACAAACGAGCTACTAAAATTTAAAAACTACGATCAGTACTTCATGGAAGATTTTAATCAACCAGAGAATTACATATCTTGGTTGAAAACGACTTCACCAATAAAAGCTAAAAACCACCTTATAGAATATACAAAAAGGAAGTTTGGGAATAAAGATGTTAAGTTTACCCCTCCTGATCTTTACTATATGTTAGCTAAACTCCCGAATATAGATTACTATAGGAAAATGTGGAGTTCTTACTCTGACTTTTCAAAAGATTTAGGTATAGAGTCTTGGTTCTCTAAAAACCTACCGAAAGACTTCTGGGAGAAGAACCACAATGACCTTCCTATTTTTGTAGATACAAGGGAGCAAAAACCACTAAAATTTGAAAACGGCGTAAGCAACAAGTTAGACTTCGGTGATTATACAGCCGCAGGTAAATATTACTCAAAAACATTCGTAGATAGAAAAGCACAAGATGACTTCAGACAAACATTCGGGAAAGATATTAAAAGATTTAGGCGGGAAATGGATCGTTGTGTCCAGTTTAATTCTTACATGTTCATTGTTGTCGAGTCTTCTGTTGAAAAAATCGAAGAAGACAACAAAATATCGAAGTTTAAATCGAACTTAGGTTATTTGTGGCACAATGTGCGAGATCTAATGCTCGATTACCCAGAGAATGTACAATTCATTTTTGCATACTCAAGGGCGGGAGCTAAAAAGATAATCCCCAAAATATTATATCATGGCCAAGGCTTATGGCATGTTGATGTACAATATCATTTAGAGAAAAAAGTTCATGGCATGGCAGAAAGGAAAACAGCGGTATCGTAATGATTACTCCGCTACGGAATTTAATTCTTATTTAAAAACACTCGACGGCGACTTGCCTGACGAGGAAGCAAAGTATTTATTATATAAGTTCTTAAGGGCTAATATTGCATTTACCTCTGAGTTATTTTTAGGGGTAAAATTATTCCCATTTCAGGCTATGGCCATTAAGGGGATGATGGTATCGGACTATTCTATGTTCGTATTCTCCCGTGGTATGTCTAAAACATTCTCTACAGCTATTTATGTACTACTTGAGTGTCTTTTAAATCCTAACGCTAATATAGGTGTTATTGCAGGTAGCTTTAGGCAATCAAAACAAATCTTCCAAAAAATGGAGGATATACTTAGTAAGCCCGAAGCAAAACTAGTAAAAGAGTGCGGAGTTAAAATCACAAAGGGAACTGACCAATGGACCCTCAAAATTGGTAATAGTCGTGCGATAGCCCTTCCGTTAGCTAATGGAGAACGGCTAAGGGGATTTCGATTTAATAGGATAGTACTAGATGAGTTCTTAACAATACCAGAAAAGATATTCAATGAAGTTATTATTCCATTCCTTGGTGTAGTGGAAAATCCAATTGAAAGAGAAGAATTGCATAAACTAGAATCCCGCCTAATCGACAAGGGCGAGCTGAAAGAAAATGAAAGGTATGTATGGCCTAATAACAAACTTATAATACTTTCATCTCCATCCTTCAAATTTGAATATATGTTTAAACTCTATAAGAAGTATGAGTCGCTTATTCTTGGAGAATTTG